ATTATCTTTCGCCTGATCGCCTTCGATATTGACGTATTGACCATAGTAACCCGCGCCACTGGTAATGTATCCAGCGCCATCCGGATCGGTTGGTGGGACTGGGGAAGGTAGTTCTTTTTTCTCTCCAGTTTTTCCTTGTGCTCTTCGAACTTCGAATCCAAAGAGTTTGAATATATTGTTCTGTTCCTCTGCCATCTTAATTTCCCAAAGATATAAGTTCCTAAACGAAAACGCCCAAAGAACCACACTTCGGTGAAACTGAGCGTTCTATAATAATTATAACCAAATTAAATAAATTTTTTTCACACTCTTCACTGCCGCTCAGGCTTCCCATTCAATATATTCAGTAAAAATGGCGGAGGATTTCGCCTCCGCCTCATATAGTTTTAGCTTGTCGTATTACTTTCCCAATACTGGTATGAGAACGTTACATCAAATGTTTCGATCTCACCACGAGTATCATAACTTAACTGAATTGGACTCAGTACCGTTGGAAATGCTCCACGGATATTTATACGCTTAATAACTGACTCATCTCGGTCCAACTGATCAACAATCAAATCTGCTTGATAGTCAACAGGGTTGACCAAACCAGTGTTTGTTTGGTGACCATTAATACCGTTCATCCAGCGCTCCATCGAGTCACGAACCGCGAAGTCCGTGTCATTGATGATTGTTACTGTCCAATCTTCGAAGGTGCGCTCAGAGGCAACTTTCATCTCACGACCGCGAAAGTTTACAATGAATGAACCAACTGAAGACTGAGGCAACTGCGCAGTCTTACAAAGGAATGATGTAAGTTCTACATCACCGCCAGCATATGCAGGATAGTTCAGTGTAACCTTGAATAGATTAGCACGAGCACCACCGCCACGGAGTTTCGACTTAAAGTCATCTACACCTAAAATTGCCATTTCTATTCTCCTTATACAATTCCAACAACTTCTTCGAAGTCTACACCAGTTCTAACTGCTACGAAGTTCAGAGTTACGTAGTTGATAGAACGTGCAGGTTTTACGAAGACAGATGCAACGAACGAATTGTTGTCGATAACATCAGGCGTGTTGTTTGTTTCGTCACAAACTACACGGAAATCGCTGATACCACGACGACCCTTGATCTCACGCAGGAATGGTTCTACAATGTTAACAAACTCAGCACGAGTAAACTCGTCGTTGAATTCGAACATAACACCTTGCGCTGCTTGCTTGATAGCACGCTCCATTACCAAGAACAAACGACGAACGTTGATTCGATCGAATGCCGATGGGCGACCCAACTTAGTCTTGTCTCCATAGAGCAGGATACCCTGTCCAGGAAGGTTGACGATTGGGTTAACAGATGCTTTGTACAGTATATCACGCTGAGACTTAGTAGCGCTGTATGCCAATGAAGTCACACCGAGGTATTGACCGCGACGTGAACCTGCTGGCGAGAACCATGGTGCAGAAGTAAAGTCAGTTGATGCCATCAAACCCGCAGTTGAAGATGCTGCTGGGATAAAGACGTACTCATCATTGTACTTGTCATAAACTTTCAGGAAGTTGTTATCGAGTACGAGGTATGAAGATGCTGGAAGACCAGCGTCATCAGCAAATGCCTTGACGCTAGTGACCACTGTAGAAGGGTCATTGACGCCAACAACTGCAGCGCGAGGCGGAGATGACACAACAACGCAATCTTGACGTTTAGTTGCAATAGAAACTAAATCAGAAACAATTGATACTTGATCAATTTGATTTGGCATCTGTGGAGCAATCAAGAAATCAACTTGGATTACATCAGTGTCTTCATACTGATTAAACGCTAAATCGTAATGCTCACGAGATTTCGTTACATGCGTGCCATTAGCGAGAGTATGATCCTCAACATTTGCGCCACCTGCCGTTGTCCAAGTAGAAACTGGACCAGTCGTTAGGTCGACTGCTGCGCCCCAAACGTATGATGAACGATCGTTCAATACATCGAGAATATAGTTTGAAGAACCGTCAACTGTTTTAGAATCTGATACCAAAGAAACGAACGGGAATGATTCCAAGACAGTATCTCTAGAACCAGTCAATACACCGTCTTCGTCTACTACTACAACGTGAACTTCATCGCCTGTCGCTGAAGAACGATCTTCTACAAAAGAAGAAGTTCCTGGAGCAGCATCGAATGATGAAACATATGCCCAATTTTCGAATGCTGAGTCCGCTGGACTTACTGGACAAATAGAAACCTTTAATGAGTTTCCAAGTTCTCCAGGATACTTTGCGATAATTTTCTCTGCTGTGAGGTTGCCGAGCTCGTATTGACTGTTGAAGTCATCAAGGTTCTTAACTTGTGTGGTTGTTGTACCTGCCGCAACTGCGTTGTAGTCAGAATCTGCTACCGCACGTGTTACGTATGTGTTTGTGGAATATTTTAGGAAGTACGCCGCAGACAAAAAGTCTGTAGAGGACGCTCCTCCATCCAAAGAGGGTGCACCAAAATTTGATGCCAATTCTGCTTCGTTACCTACGAGAATTGGTGTTTCTGCTGGACCCCAGTTAAAGTCTCCGACCAACGCGCCAGTTGATGATGTAACTGCCGGAACAACACCCGACAGATCAATCTCTTTGACGACGATACTCGGTGACTCAGACAATTTGAGTGCCATAATCGTGTCCTTTTTTCGTTAAGTTATGATAAGAATTCATAATACGTCG